CCGGGCCGCTTTAGTTCTACCCACAAAACCCCGCCGCCTTTCAACGGCACAATACGATCGGGCCAACCGCGGGCGTAGCGTACGTTCAACTTCAACGTAAGCAAGCCGCGTTTCTTGCAAGCGGCAGAGAAGTAAGTCTCCAAATGCCGCTCAAGCAATACTGCGGTTACCATTGGCAGGGCCCGCCATTGGATTTGCGGAAGTGACACCACCTGCAGCCGTAAGACGGCTTAGGCGCAAAGATGTCATCATTCTCAAGTTTACCTACTCGTGCCGAAAGCCAAGCTTGCAATGTTGGAAAGTCTTTGCGTGTGTACTCTGGGTAAGGTGATTGCTTGTTTAAGTCAATGTAGCAAATCTCGGTGGTTACGGTCTCTATTTCAGGGTGGCTGGCCAAGATGATTGTTGCATACAACTTTAATTGCTCACCGTACTCACGCTCTTTGCCTGTCTTCCAGTCAAGGACGTGGGCTCTGGCGCCATCAAAGTACACAGCGTCATAGATACCCCTTACCCAAGCCTCGGGGGCCTTGAAGTCACACGGTTGCCAATCTTTGGTCACAGCAAACTCTATTTCACTGCGAGTTTTCTTTGCAACAAGCTCTTCAAGGTAAGGCAGCCAAAACTTGCGTTCATCTGGAATTAGATTGAGATTGATCAAAGCATCTTCAAACTCGGCGTGGATCATCTTGCCACGTTCAGCGGCGTCACCTGCTGGCTCATGTCGATGCTCGATGCGAGTCAGTTTGTACTTGTAAGGGCAATCTTCGTATGTTTTGATTGATGAGTTTGAGTATGCCATCACTTGTCTTTCAAAGTATCAGTGTAAGGAAAGAATGGCTTTGGGTTTGCAACAACAAGCTTTACCTGCTGCATGCCATTGCGGCTTCTAAATCTGGGGTCTTGCAAGAAAATGCTAGGCCGTGGATCGCTTTGCCATTCAAACGGGCTTAACGAAGCAGTAGGTTTGCCTTTTGCAACAAAGCAACCTCTTTCGTGATCATACTTTATTAGTTCCATTATTTGCATCTTGTAGTTTCTCGTAGTATTTTTTAGGGAATGGGTCTTTTTTATCTAGCAATTGTCTTAACCACTCAGCCCCGCCAAGATGATTAAGAATATGCCACTGTCTATCAGACATTCGTACTTGTCTGCCTATTAGTTTTTCAGGTGGTTTAGGTCTTGGCATCCTTCATGTTCCTTACGTATACTGCAAAGCTTGAAATAGTATCTTGGCCAAATGCAGTCATCTTTTCAATTTCACGTGCTACTTCTTCAAGCACTTGGTTGCGCTGGGATGGGGATATATAGACATCCCAAAGATAGGGTTGCCCGTTACGTATTTTGTTTTCATGCTCAATGCGTGTAAACTCATCATCCTCATCAGTATGAATCATGGTTCTTCCTTTTCAATTAAAAGCACACAAGCACCCCACCATGCCATTCCACCAATCAATGCAATAGGCCAGTACACCCACGCAGGTAAAAATTCAAATGCCGCGGAAACAACAAATGGCAAAATAATGATGTGTAGATATGCTCTTTGTTTCCTAGTCATGCCTTGCCCCTTGCGCGAATAGCGTCAGCGCAGGCTTCTGCATCCCAATATTCTTTTTGCGAGAAACACAACTTTGCGCATGCTTCACGCTCTTCAAGGGCGCCTGATTCGTAAATCTTTTTAAGTGCTGCCATGAAAGTTGTATCAGTAAATTGAATAAGAGCGCCGTCAAACAAAACGGTGCCACCCAAACTTTCAACTAAATCTACTACGTCTTTGTTCATAGCGGCCTCCAAACGTATAAGTCCATCAGCACAACCATGAGTCCCAATAGGAACACAACCCTTTCAATCTTTTCCCAACGTGTCATCATTTGACCTCCTGATACGTGTTGCCGATTTTGTAATCACTAACCATAGGTACATCCATCGTTAAAGCATTGCACATGGACCATGTTAGGCATTCAGCCTCACGCACCACATGCTCTTCCGGAGCTGAGATGACCAACTCATCATGCACACTAAGCAAAAGCCTGCTGCCTTGACGTTTGCTTTGGTACAACAGCATGGCGGCCTTGGCCTGATCAGCCGCAGAGCCTTGAATCAAAAGGTTAACCCCTTTGTAGTCAAACTCACGCAGACGGCCATTGATAATCTTAGGCGGTTCCATCTTGATAAGACGCCCGCCAATGGTTTTCAATGGTTGGTTCAATTTATACCTTGCCCGCATGGTGGTCTGCATCGTCTTGAGGCCCGGAGCCACCGCGGTGGTATATGTATCCACCAATGTCTTTGCCATTTCATAATCAATCTCCAGCATTTCACTGATTTTCTTAGGGCCTGCACCGTAGAGAATAGCAAATGATACGCCTTTTGAGTAAGTCCTTGACACCTCACGGCCGCTGGCCTCAGTCATCATCTTTGCAGCGTAAGTATGCAGATCAGCACGAGCATCGGCTTGGTATTGCTGCATCAATGCGCCGCCTTCAAAGTGCGCAAAGATACGCAGCTCTTGAGCGTTGAAGTCACATGCAATTAGCTTATGCCCTTCATCGGCTAAGATGAAGCTGCGGATGAGCGGGAGGGGTGCAACTTCCAAAGCAGGGGGGAGGGTAACTTTCGGATAACGGACAGGCGCATTTTGAAAGTTGGGTGTTGAGGAGAGTCTGCCGGTTCGTGTACCCCCACGTTCACCTCGTACACTGTTCCAGTTTGTGTAGATTCGACCTGTAGATGCAGAAGCTTGTAACCAGGGCTCAATGAAAGTTGACAAACATGTTGATAGGTTGGCTCTATATCTGAGGACATCTTTTAACTCCGCGTGTGTGGTAGGCCACCCATTATCTTTCAACCAGTATTCTGTGGGATAAATACTATTGACCAGCTCTTTATCGCTGTCAAGATTCAATTCAGGAGAACCTAACAATGCGCGAACCCAAACATTACACTTTTCAATATCTATTACTGCTTGCTCTTTTGCTTTTTGCAAACCGACTCGATCAACCCTTACGCCTAACCGCGAGTTTTCAAGCAACATTGGAATCAAAGCCACCTCACGGTGGTAAGCCTCCTGCTGTGCGGGTAAAACCTGCTCGATAAGATATTCGTAAAGCTTGCTTGTAAGCCGCACGTCAGCTGCGGCGTATTTGCCTACCAATTCCACAGGGCCGCGGGAAATGTATGCGCCCCATGTAGACTTTTTACGACGTGCCTCATCCACATTAGCAAGGATCCACTCCTTCAGCTCATCTCTTTCATTAGGGGTATCCAAGCTCCAAGTTACAACCAAGTCTTTTAAAGATAGTGATTGCACATGAGGATCATGGAGAAAAGCAAGTATGAGAGTGTCATGTATGACTGTGGTGTTCTGAGGAATGGGTACACCCAAATGTGTTTCAGCAACATCAAGGTCAAACATAGCGTTATGAAAACATATATCGCGTCCACTATCATAGATCATCTCCATCATAGCTTTGACAGCCGCTTGTGTTGTGTTATTGCCTGTGAGGTGGCCAAAGGCGTGGTAGCCATCTGGGTATTCACCTTCAGGGTCGTAGACGGCCAAGCCAACTGGCACCGGAGGATACTCCGGCCGTGGGCCAATAGCCATTGTTTCAAAATCAAGATAGACAGGTTTCATAATAAAGGTGGGGGTACCGGTTGGTGACTATTTGCTACGCTCAACGGATTTGCTAGCTAGACGTACCGTTTATATACGCAGTTACTCAGGGTTGACGTTTACCCCATGGCTTCACCAACTTTCCCCCCGTAATCCTTAGTACTTAGGATTGCCATCCACAGCTGCGGCGGCATCAACTTCTTCGTTGACAGCACCGGCTGAGTCAATAGCCTTTTGCACTTCGGTCTTGGCACGCTCAATCAATGCGCCAATGACAGCATTATCTTCGATAGCCTTGACCATGTTGAAAACTACCTTGAATTGTGTCTTGGCATCAGGCGCAACAGCCACTTCACTGATCACACCAAGCGGTGGACGCTTCAAGGTAGCAGCAAGCGTTTGCGCGTATGTTGCGTAGTTCTTTAAACTGGTAACAGGCGGACGCAGTGCAGCAACCTCAGCAGCCTTGACAGCATCAACACTGCCAATGCTATCAGCAGGGATTAGCAACAGGCGGCGTGTTTCACGGCAAGCTTTACCTTTACCGCCATTTGGTGCAGAGCCCCACTCATTCTTAGGACAGCCTTCGCAGGTTGCGTGCTGAACTGCAGGTGAGGCGGATGAGGGAGCCATGCCTGTTGCCGTTGCGCTGATGGCAAAGCAATCAGGGCCTGTGACCTTGGTAGGATCATAACGGCTGCTGTAGTACAAACGCTCAATGGGAGCTGCCAATACGACGCAGGCCAGCTTGTTGCCAGTGATCACATCACCACGGTATGTGAGGTTACCCCCCTTAGTGGAAAGAAATGCCGTGGCGAGGCTGCTTTGCTCGGCCTTCACCGATTCAATGGCCAATGCGGCGAGCTGGTCTTCAAACAACGCGATTTGTGTAGTAGTCTTAGACATACAATTCCTTAAAGTTGAACAAGAGATTATTTACGACGAACGGTAAGTTCCCAGACCTCAGATGCTTCGGTCCCGGGGATGGCCTCACCAGCTTCCCACCGCTCACGGAAGGCTGTTGAGGAAAGCCGCTTATGCAGCAATTCGAATTGGCTTGTCGCAGCGACATAGCCGTAAAAAGCTTGCCAATCTTTGATGGCAGGGTGCTTGGTCATTTTCATAGAGCATGATGCTTTATCGGATGCCGCTTGGCTAATGCCTGCATCAGACATAAGGGCCATGATGTCACCTTCAAGGCGACCGAGCTTGGCCGTCATGTCTTTGATTGTAGTAGAAAGTTCTTCACGCGCATTTTTAGTTGCAACGTAATCATCAATCAATTCTTTAATGTTCATGGCTTTGCTTTCTGCTGTTCTGTTTGTATGATGGCCAACATCATGGCCTCAGGGGCTTGCCAACCCATGGGCTTGATGACGTCGTATTGTGAGCCGCGCAATGACCTAATGTAATCATTGGCTGGTTCTTTGTTCATGTTGGCTTCGTGTACCACATTAAAAAGCTGGTCAAAAGGTAACCCCATAGCATGGCTGCAACCCATGGTGACGTAGACAAGATCGACCAAAGCATCAGCAGCATCAACAAGGCTATTCTCCTCGCAAGCTCGAAGGTATTCACTAAGCTCTTCCATGATGAAGCGAGCAAAGTAACTTGCTTGCTCGGATGAAAGCAGAGTAGGTGTAGGTGAGACTGGCAACCCCATCTTGCGGCGGAAGGCCAGTACTTTTTCTGAATTAGTCATATGCATAATCATTTGCTGTTGTAGCGCGGGCTGCGCATTCTTTTGACATAAGCGCCTCATACGCATTGCGATTGGCCGGGTTAAGCATTGCTGTAATGTCTTTGCCATCCATCAAAACGCAGTAGTCAAAACCGCGATGCGTAGGAGTATACATAACCACAATGTCGCGTTCAATGTCTGCATCACCCCACTCGGCTTGCCAATTGTCTAAGCCATAATGGTCTAAGGAGTATTCGTATTCATGTGGCATGGTAGGCTTTGGTGTTGCGTAAATAACGTATGCGCTGAGGTGGCCAAGGGCGCGTGCTGCTGACATGCGCAATTCTAATTGCTCTTTCCATGATGCCAAAGCAATAGCATCACCGGGTGCGTTAAGAACAAAAGCCTCGATGCCTTGGTAGATTTCCTGCAGCTCGATAAGAGGAATGCTTACTGCTTTAGTCATACAGCCTCCACTTCGGCGAGCAAGTCGCGGAGCCACAGCGGCTGTTGGTCTTTGCCTTTGTTGTACACAAGCGGCATGGTAGCGGCTTTGCTGGCGTAGTAACGACGATATGACTGAATATGGTCGTTGCTTTTGAATTCATCGGGCATAGCAAGATGTGGTGGCACAAACTTGGTAGAAAGCATGAGCATGGCATCGGGGCACACAAGAAGCTCGGCGTGTAATACATCATTGCTTTTGTGGCCATGGCCATAGCGGTACTTGAATTCACGGCCAAGGAAACGTGCAAGATCGCTGAGCCAGTTGTAATGCAACCGTGATTCGCGAACCCAGATGGCTGAGGGATGATTGGCATGCGTAGGGCGATAAGATACTTTGTCGCCATTGCCGTAGAAGTGATGCGCAGTTGCAAGCAGCTGGCAGCTTTCGATAAGCATTTTGCCGACATGCTTGTCGCAATGCATAACTGCCGCAATGCTGGGCAAATGGTGTAGATAGAAGATGTTCATACAATACCTTTCAATAATCAAAAAAACAAGTGGACTAGTAACGTGAGATTAAATTGTACAACAAATTTAGGGGCCGTGTGAGGTACCCCTAAAAATATTATGACAAGGCCAAGAGGGCGTCAACCGTTTGTTGTTTAACATTAACACCGCCGCCGAACCATGCGTTGGCCAACCGAGCATCGCCGGTGCGAGCTGTTTCCCAATCCATCAGCTGAGTGACTGCATTCAACGCGCCCCATGCTGTGCCTTTGGCTGATTCCAACTCGGCGCCGATGCCTGCACCTTCGAAGAGAGCCAATGCTCTGGCTGCTGCGCGTGAAGGATTCTTTTCATCGCCGCCAAGAATCTTGGTGAAGATGGCCTGTGCCTGTGTGGAGCCAACCTTGATTGAAGCTAAGAATTTGGCCGTTTGCTCGAACACACGGAATGTTTCGTTGCTGTTGGCCAACTCGGCCTTGATGGCTTCGGGGCGGAAGATGGAGTTGTGACGAACACTTACATTGGCCTTGCCTTTTTGCTGTGCAAGCTGCAGGGTGTTATTACATACAACACGAACGCTGGTGAGTCGTGCCTGAGTGGCCAGAGAGCCATCAGCGGAGCTGGCCAATAAGAGATATTGGTTAACCTTGTCACCGGCAATGTTGAACTCGCCATCCATCTTGGCGAGGGCCCAGTAATGCGCGCCATTGCGCAGGACGCCGGCTGTTTCAAGGTGAGCAATATTGCCAACCATATCGCGGAAGAATTCGAGGACCTCGATCGGCTGCACGATCTTGTACTGGCTAGACACCAAGCCGAGTGGCAAGTTGCTGTCTGTGCGGTACATTACTTTCTTGCCGTCATAAGGCAAGGACTGCGCTTTGAAGCCGTTCCACACGCTGGCTGGAGGAGTGAACTGGACATCGGCGGTAGCCAATTGGAAGTCAAGGCCAGATTCCTCGGCCCATGTTTCAATGGTTGAGTCAGCAGTTAACTGCTGGCCAAGACCGTGCCAAGGAGTTTCACCAACGTAAGCCATTGCAGCCTTGCCGGAGATAGTGTTTGCGATTAAGTGTGCCATGATAAATACCTTTCAAAAGTCAGTTAAGTTACAGCAATCTGAAGTTTGTTGCTGTAAGTGAATTATATAGCCATTCTCGTGATTGAAAACAGGTTTTTGCAATTATTTTCAATTTATTTGCATTTATTTTTGAATACCTGTGTTTTCAAAAACTGCAGCGGTTAGTGCTTCTGTATACTTTTGTTTCTCGAGGTAACAGTTACTCAAAAAACCGAAAAGAAATACTTTTTATGCCTACTGCAGCTGATGTATATTACTAATCCCACCTGTCTGCCGTAAGGGCAGATTCTTATTGACAAATTGGATCATTATGACTATTGACATTACACATGGCCACCATTGGCCGAGCACCACCGCACCTAATATAGCCTGCACACAGGCAAAAGAAAAGGATCTAGAGGTTAGTCTAGACCCTTATAAAGTAGGCAACTTACAAAAAAAGCACCATGTCATCAGGATTCGCATCTCAAACAACACAGCCGAGTGAATTATACACAAACTTCCTATCGGCAAGGGCATTTGAGGATACAGATATACAGGCCTTGGGCCTATCTCTCCTTGACCCCGAGGAATGTTACCAACTACTAGGCCACACTCGTGAGTGGAGCATCAAAATCCCGTATTTTGATATGCAGGGCCAAGAAACCGGCTTTAATCGGGTCAGGATACTGACACCGAAGGGCAAAATGAAGTATTCGCAGGCTCGAGCCAGTGGCAGCCACGTATACTTTCCACCCACCATAGGTTGGAAGCAGGTCGCGCAGGATGTAGATGTTCCCATCATCATCACCGAAGGTGAGTTCAAGACATGGGCCATCACCAAGCAGATCAGCAAGGACACCCTTAACTACGCCACATTAGGTTTAGCCGGTGTTACAAGTTGGACTGACAAATCTGGTTTACACTTACACAAAGACCTGATGAAGATCATATGGCAGCGTAAGACCAGCTTTGCTGAGAAGCACCGCAAAGTCTACATTGTCTTTGATTATGATGGGGCCGGTGAAGACGGTGAGCCTAATGAACAGGTCGGCATGGCCGAAACAAAGCTTGCTGTCACGCTTCGTGGGCTAGGCGCCGAGGTACACCTTTGCCGCGTCGGCAGGTTTGGAGCTGGTAAGGGTAGCAAGTACGCTATTGATGACCACCTGCAGGCTGGCGGCAATCTCGGCCAAGTCCTCACAAGCACCAGCACTGTGATGAACGGTATCGACACGCTTGAAACCAAGCTTTATGAGTTCAAAACGCAGTATGCGCTCATCAACGGCGATGTGATCAGGCTCAAAGACGGTCTCATTCTTGGCTGGAACAAGGCACGCATTGACGCCGCGCAGGATTACTTCGTGCAAGTCACGCAACGGCCGAATGGTGGCACCAGCAGCAAGACCATCTATATCTTGGATGCCTATAAGGACTGGGCAAAGCGGTGTGATCTGGATGGCGTAGGCATGTATCCCGAGTACCAAGGGCTTACTATCACACCAACAAGGCATTACAACCTGTTCAAGGACTGGTCCAATGAGCCCGTTGTGGGTGATCCTACACCTTACCTTGAGTTTTGTGAGTACTTTTTTAGAGATGAGCCTGCTTTTGCTGATTACTGGCATAACTGGGTGGCCAATGTTGTCCAATTCCCATGGAGAAGGAACTACACCACACCGCAGTTTGCTTCTTCCATTGAGGGCATTGGCAAATCAGCCATCGCCGAGTTTATTGCCGAGATGCTAGGCATTGGGGACGGCGGCCCTGCTGCTATCATCGGGCCTGATGAGCTATTTGGCAACTTTAACGGTATGTTGAAGGGTAAGATCTTCATAGTCGTGAATGAGCCATCGTCTGATCGTGATGACCACTCGGCGAAGCTTAAGAACTACATCACATCTAATGAGCTTACCATCAACAATAAGTACGGCGCGCAATACGCCATCACAAACTACATCAACTTTGTATTCACGACAAATAAGAGCTACGTTACGCACATGGGTGATACCGCAAGGCGTGAAGCTATCTACAGTCCAGCCAGTCTATCCAACCAAGAAACGCACCCCAAGGTCGTGGCTCTTATGCGCTGGGCCAAGGCGCAGCAAGGCTTTGGCATCATGCTTAACTGGTACATGAATCGTGATATATCTGGCTTTGATTGCAAACAGGCTGCGCCAAAGACTCAATACCGTGAGACTGCGATCCAGCTTTCCAAGACTCCGCTTGAAGCTTTTGCATTGGAGCTTAAAGCTTGGGTCAATGATCACCTTGAAGGAATGGCGGCGTTCACCGCGCCCCAGCTGCAGGTTTTATGTGAGCGTTGGGGGCATGATAGCCGCGCAAAAGCGCAATATATCCGTAAAGCTTTGCAGCCCCAAGGGACAATTGATCCAAGTAAGCTCATAAAAGTGCACGGTAAACCTTCACGCTACACCACATTTATCACGTCTGAGGTAACATTAGCTCGAAGGGTCGAGCCGACTTGGTCACAGGTTGTCACGAGAACAGAGGACGCACTGCAGCGTGAATTGGAGCAAAATGGTAGTTTTTGATGTTGAGCACTTGTTACCTGTTACCAAACTGTTACTTCTGAAAGCCTTATCTGGATTGAATAGTAACAAGGTAACAGTAGGTAACTATTATTTTATAAAGTATAGTATATATAGTAATAGTGTATAGCTATATAGTTTTCTGGACCATATGTTACCTTGTTACCGTTACCTGCCACAATAAAATGTACACACTTCCAACTTTATGATTACAATCCGCACATGACTACAAAGACACCATCTAAGAACGGAAAGTTCTTGGGCCGTCCTACAACGTACGACCCCGCGTACTGCGATCAAATCGTAGCCCTTGGCAAAGAGGGCTTATCGCGTTGGCAAATCGCATCGAAGCTTAACATCGGGTGGCGCAATCTCCAAAACTGGGAAGGCGCACACGACGATTTTCGGGCGGCGTTGGAAGAAGCACGACTTGACTCACTGTGTTACTGGGAAGAGCTCGCACAGAATCACATGGTTGAGAACCCCGGCGGGCCGAGACTCAACACTGGGTTGTGGAGTCGTAGTATGTCGGCACGCTTCCCTGATCAGTACCGCGAGAACTCCAAGCTCGAGGTCACAGGCAAGAATGACGGGCCAATCCAAGTCGACATGGTGCATGACTTCTCACAAGACTTGTTGGATGATCTCCTAACAACGCGCCAAGTCGATGCTAAGCCAAGCAAGAGCAAGTGAGTTCGCCGATCGGATCCGTAAGGGTCCTGATCTTAACCTCATGCTACCTGAGCGCAAAGCTGCGCACAAGGCTCGACAAAGCTGGCTGACAATAGCCAATGACCATCAGGTTCCGCCACCCGGCAATTGGTGGAGCATATGGCTCTTGCTCGCAGGACGAGGCGCAGGCAAGACTCGTGCAGCTGCTGAGTGGCTGTGGTGGGAAGCATGGACTCACCCCAAGACAAGATGGCTTGTCTCCGCGCCTACATCATCCGATGTCCGCGACGTTTGCTTCGAAGGCGACTCAGGTCTGATGACTGTAATCCCAGAGCAGTTGGTCGACCACTACACTCGGTCGCTGCATGAGATAGTCCTCATCAACGGCACGCTGATCAAAGGCATCCCTGCTTCGGAGCCATCACGATTCCGAGGTCCGCAGTTCCACGGAGGCTGGTTCGATGAGCTTGCTGCATGGGATTACCTTGACGATTCTTGGAACATGATTCAGTTCGGCATGCGCTTAGGTCAGAAGCCTTTGATGCTATGCACCACAACGCCTAAGCCCAAGCCATTGATCGTGGATCTGGTGAACAGAGATGGCGAGGATGTGATATGTACCAAGGCCAGCACGTACGACAACATCCACAACCTCGCCCCATCGTTCCAAGCGCAGATCTTGCAGTACGAAGGCACGAAGCTCGGACGCCAAGAGATCTACGCCGAGATTCTAGATCCTGAAGAGGCGGGCATCATTAAGCGTGATTGGTTCAAGCTGTGGGACAACGAGAAGCCGCTGCCTAGATTTGAGTACGTGCTTCAGTCTTATGACTGCGCGACCAGTGACAAGACCAAGAACGACCCGACGGCCTGCACGGTGTGGGGTATCTTCAGGCCAAGTCCCGATAAGGCTATGAGTGTCATGCTCATCGACTGCTGGGAGGAATACATGCAGTATCCCGAGTTGCGACCTAAAGTGATCGAGGAGTCCACCGCCATTTACGGTGATGAGAACGAGTTCGGTCACGGGAAAAAGGTAGACATGATCCTGATCGAGGACAAGTCCGCCGGCACACAGCTTATCCAAGATCTGCAACGCGCAGGTCTGCCTGTGAGAAGCTACAACCCTGGGAACGCGGACAAGACTACACGACTTAACATCGTGGCTCCCATCATAGCCAAGGGCCGTGTCTACATTCCCGAGTCCTCGGTTAACGCAGGCATGGCTCGTGATTGGGCCGAGCCTTTGATCAGCCAGCTATGCTCCTTCCCCGAAGTCCGGCACGACGACTTGGTGGACTCCACATCTCAAGCTTTAAGGCTTTTGCGAGACTTAGGGTTAATTTCCATCGACCCGGTATACAATCCTGACGACGACTACGAAGAAGATCGTCCTAAGCGGGTAAACCCCTACGCCGTCTAACTTAAGGTGCGCACATGGCAGCAATCTACGATCCGCAAGGTAACATCATAGGCGATGACGGTGGCCCTACACTAGATCAAATGAATCTAGAGCTGTCAAAGCAAAACAGACTTACGCCGCAGCAGATGGAGAAGTTCGTAGCTCCACAGTCCTTGGCATCACAGATCCCAGGGTACGGCAAACCAGTCCCGCCATCACAAACGCCGCCTGACCCACTAGGCTCAGCTGCGGGTAACTTCACCGAGTTGGCCACCAAGTTCAATCCGCTGATGATGGCCAAGTCCATGCGTGAAGCTGCAGGTATCATCACCGTGCCAGCTGTGGCTGCGGTCAAAGGCGTTGGTGAAAGCTTAACCACATCACCTGCTGGCACGTTCACATCAGGCAAAGCGCCTGCATACGCAGAGAAAGTTGCCACGCAATTCATGCAACAGAATGCGCCGCAAACGCCAATGGCGCAGGAATTTGCAGGCGCAATTGCCCCGCTCATGGCAGATCTGCCTGCGTACCTTGGGCACCTGCAAACCGGCCGCCCAGCATTTACCCCTAATGATTTGCGGGTTATGGGCGCTGAGGCCACAAGGGTAGGCAGGCAAGTCAAGGATATACCTACAGACTTTGTGAATGCACAATCTGGTATGCAAAGGTTAGACCCAATCACAGGTCAGCCAACATACGGCGCCAAGCTCCAAGGCGTTGCTGATAGCGTTGGGGACATCATGGCACAAAGGGAAATGCAAGGGTTGCCACCTATCCCTGGGCTCCCCGCTTCCATGCAGCCTATGAATCCTAAGCTGTACGCCATGCGACCTGAAGGGTCAAGGGTTACATCTGCTACGTTGCCTGCAACTGCAAAGGCAGACGCCGCGACTTACGCCCCTGCGCAAGAGATCATTAACAACGTTATTGACAGCACAACAATGACGCCGGTGCAAGCATTGGATGAGATACAAAACAACATCCTGCGTAAGCCTGAGGCCGCGTCTGCGCGCAGAGCGTTTGAGTCTTTCCTTAAGCAAAAAGCTAATGAGATGTACCCTGACGCCCCATCAGAAGGCGCGGCGTTGTCGGCGTATAAAGCCAGATTCGGTGATAGAGAAGCTTCGGCTGCGCACTCATTAGAGATGTATGACCAGTTTTTGCAAACGCCTAATGGCATACAGTACAGAGCGGCGCTTGACTTGCCGTCTGCAGAAGAGTTGCCTGCAATGCATGAAGCTGCAGCCAATTGGCTTAACTCTCAGTTTACCAATTACATCATTGAAAAGGTTGGTACGCCTAATGAGCCTGCAGCCAAGCTGGCAAGTCAAGGCTTAACGTTTTACCCGCCGTCAGAAGTATTTGACAGCGCAGACATGTCAGGCAGCAAGATTGGCGCCAAGCGTACAGCAGCAGGCATGCCTGCCAAAACGCCAACTGATGAGGCATTGGCTGCAGCAGATCAGAAATTAGCTGACTTGGTACAACAATCAGGCGACGCCGCAACTCGTAAACGCGAACAAGAGACTATTGCCAAGCAATTAGGCTACGGGGCAATTGATCCTATTACAGGCGTTGTTGTCGAAGGTATGAACCTTGGAAGGTATGAACCTTTTGCTCAGGCATCGCGCGAGTCTGACAAAGCAAACGTGGCGTATAAGAAACAGCAAAAGGTGGTTGACAATTTGCGTTTAGGCGTTGCGTATGAGAACGCAACTGACAAGGCAATTAACGCGCCTACTGCCAAAGACTTAAAAGAAAACATTGAATACAGTGAGCAGCAGTTTTACCCCGCATTGATGCAAACGCCTGATACTGAGCGCGCATATGTAGCAAATCCAGTTCAATTACGCAATCTTGGCTTTGAGGATCTTGCAAAAAGCTTTTACAGCGATGTGATGTCGCGTAAAATACATTTGGACAAAGTTCCAAAGATGACTGTTGAGAAGTACATACGCGATACTGCGGAAGGTAGGATTGCTGCTGAAAAGCTTGCGCAAGCTAAAGAAAAGCAATTCAAGACTGATGCTGACACGCAATTTAAGTTGTCAGCAGACACGCATATTCCTAATGACAAGATTTTTGGCAACGTTGGCGCGTTGGAGATTACCAATCGCTTTACGCCTGAAGAAGTTGCTAAGCTGGTTAGTGAAGACACTTTGGCATTGGACGTTTGTATTGGTGAAGGCGGTAATGTGCGAGGCAAGCCTAACCCTTGGCATCCCGGCACAGGCGATCG